AAAACCATTCACCATCCAGTCAATTATCTTGCTTTCTGCCACGAAAGCAGCTTGCGCTTCATGAGCTATCCTCTCCTCAAGTTCTTCATCAAAAAGCTCTGGGTGCTCGCTTCTAATGGTGTTGATAATCTTGATACCAGCAAGCGCATGAATGTTTTCTTCATTTCTAGTATACTTTACTTGCTGACCAGTATCTTTCAGCACATTCCTGTAGCGATTAAACCAGTTAACAATATAGAACTGGCTAAACAAGGAGACATTCTCGACAAACAAAGTAAAAAGAATTAGTGCGTAAACATACTGCTTCTTAGAATCCTTGTAGAACTTATGGGTATACTTCCTCAAATACTTAACACGACCCTCGATGAAATCTAGCTTCAGATTTTCCTCAAAAACATCCTCTAGCCCCAAAACTTTTAGAAGTCTCTCGTAAGCGTTATTGTGGATCACTTCCACGTTAGCCATAACGTAACCTAAGTCGGTCAAGCTAGGATGAGGTAAGTTGTCTCCCAGCTTACTCCAAAACTTCTTGACAGCGACCTCTATCTGCCCAATCGCAGATAAAGTCCTGATTATCATCTCTCTCTCATCATCATTAAGGTTCACGTTAAAGTCCTGAATATCACTACTAAAGCTAAATTCTTTGTCGGTCCAAAACCCATTGTGCATCGCCTCGATGAACTCCTGCGCCCACTCGTAATGGTCGGGCTTCCTTGATACTTGCTCTTCAAAAATCATCTTAAAGGAGATTACACTTACAGAGCATCACCGTGATCGTCAATGGAAAAATTTCTGAAAATTTTGTTTTGACATCCTAAAAGCGCGTGATTATAATTACCGTGAAACGGTTCTAAGACGTTTCTTCTTTTTTTACGGTTTAGTAAGGCAATACGTTATCGCTTACTATTACGTTTTATAAATATATTATAAATAATGCATTTTTTAGTTGAAAAACTTAAAACACTCTTTATGATCAGTCTCAGTGCAAAGTGATCTGACATTAATCGACAAAATAAAAGATCGGAACGACGAAGATAGTCTTCTTGAGTTGATAAACAGACACTCTGGAATATATCACACAATGGTAAATCAGTTTTTATCTTCTCCACAAAACAGCGTCGATAAGACGCAAGCTGTAAAAGAAAAAGATTACGTGATATACAATTCAGCTGTTAGTTTCGATCCAAATAAAAATACAAAATTTTCTACTTATTTAGCAAATCAAGCTAAGTGGAAATGTTTGAATATCTTGAGCAAGAAAAAGAGAATCAATGAGTATTCTTTAGAAGATCTATCTTTGAATCAAGAGCCATCATCAGAAAGCTTCTTGAAGCAAATAAATAGAGAAGAAGCTTTCAATTTGTTTCAAACTCTACTAAATGAAGAGCCAGACCCAAGAGTTAAAGAAATAATCGAACTTAGGTATAACGTAAATAACAGCAAATTAAATCCTTGGAGAAAAATTGCTAAAAAACTTGACATGAGTATACAGGGTTGTATAAACATCCACAACCGTTTCATTAACAAAGTAAAAAAAGAAATTAATTATGTTTAATTCAGTAACAGCAGCAGCATATCTTGTAAAAGACCCAGAGGTTAGGAACACTAAATCTGGATCTAAAGTAGTGAATCTCAGAGCTGGCATTTCTACAGCTAATGCAAAAACTAAGTGTTTTGTAGATATTGAGTTTTGGGACAAAACAGCAGAGATTGCTGAAAAATATTTAAGTAAAGGCCGAGAGTTTATGGTTCAAGGAGAGCTTTGTATGTCATCTTGGGAGAAAGACGGCAAAAACTTCAGCAAGTATTTCATTAGAGGAAAAGACTTGCAGTTCTTAAGTTCATCTAAAAAGTCTGATTCAGAATCTAATGGAGAAGGCGCACAAAACTCAGAACACGAAGATGTTCCGTTTTAATGAAATTATTACTAGAAGCTCCTATAAATAGGTTGAGCTTTGGTAATGTTTCTTACAACTTTATCAGAGAGCTTAAAAAACTAGACGTAGATCTGGGGATATTTCCAATTGGTGATTTAAATCAATTGGATTTATCTGCTTTTGATCCTAGTGATGAAATTAAAAAATACATCGAGGATTGCATTAACAAGAGGTGGGACTATCTAGATAAGGATATTCCATCTTTGAAATTGTGGCATTTAAACGGTAGCGATAATCGAAAAAATCCACGACAGTATCTTTATACATTTTACGAGTGCAATGAGCCTACAGAAATAGAAAAACAAATAGCTCTAGCACAAGATAGAGTCATTTTTAGCTCAAAATACGCAGCAGATCATTTTAGAAAAGCTGGTGTCGAGCTGTCGATGAACATACCTCTTGGTTTAGATAGAGATTTTTTCAGGACAGAAAAGACATACCTAAAAGACACAATCCATTTTGGGTTGATGGGTAAGTTCGAAAATAGAAAACACACTCAAAAAATTATCAAAGCTTGGTTGAAAAAATATGGCAACAACAATAAGTATCAGCTTACCTGTTGTGTAAATAATCCATTTTTTAATGAGCAACAAATGACAGGTTTAATATCTGACACCTTGCAAGGCAACCATTACAATAACATAAATTTCTTGCCGATGTTAGAAAAGAATGCAGAAGTAAATGAGCTGCTTAATTCTATAGATATCGACTTGACTGGGCTGTCTGGGGGTGAAGGTTGGAATCTTCCAGCTTTCAACGCTACCTGTCTTGGTAAATGGAGTGTAGTTTTAGATGCGACATCTCATAAAGATTGGGCTAACAATAATAATTCTATATTAATACAGCCATCTGGTGAGATGCCTGTGCAAGACGGCGTTTTCTTTTCTCCTGATTCAGCATTTAATCGAGGGACTTTCTATACTTGGGAAGAGGATGAGGGTATTTCAGCTATGGAAAAAGCGGAACAAAAAGCAGGACAACTTAACACAGAGGGTCAAAAGTTGGCAGAAGAAATGTCCTACACTAAAACTGTAGAGCAAATTTTAGCTGTAATTAACGCATAAAACAATGGCATGACTACTGTTAAGTGTAAGTATGAACTTAATTGAATCATTTTTTAATACAACCAATCATATGAAAGCAGAACATCCAGTTGTTGACGCAGGAGACGTTTATAAAATGGAGCTAGAACTAGCTGGCTTTGGCAAGGAAGATGTTAAGGTAAAAGTCCTTGATGACATTCTTTATGTTAATGCTAAAAACGAAGATAGATCGCAGAAGTTTAGGTTGAGTCTAAACAATAGTGTTTCAGACAAACACATTGATGCAGAGCTTAAAAATGGGCTGCTTAAACTAACACTGCCTAAAAGAGCTGTAGCTGAAAGCCTCGAAATAGAAATTAAAACATAATGCCTATTTACGTATACAAGCATCCAGAAGATGAAAAATACAAAGAAGTCATTCAGGGCATGAATGATGAACATGTATATTCAGAGGATGGCGTTGAGTGGAAGAGGGTATTTCTTTCACCCAACGCATCCATTGATAGCTCTGTAGATCCATTTAACAGGCAGCAATACATAGATGCTACCTATAATAAAAAAGGAACGATGGGTGATATGATGAACTTATCTGCCGAACTTAGTCATAAGAGAGCAGAAAAAGCTGGAGGCTTAGATCCTGTCAAAGAAAAATTTTATAGTGATTACGCTAAAGAGCGCAAAGGGACAGAGCACCCAAATAAGATTAAGGAACGCGGTTACGAAAGTAAAAATGTCAAAATAGAATACGATTAAGTATACTGACTACCACTTACTTTCAACCCATTAGTTTCTGTAACTTTGAAGCTAAATTCAGCATCAAAAGTCATCTGCCCGTTTACAGGCATTCCATAGTTGTAACTATTTAATTTAGCGTCTTCTACTTTATAGATCATACCTTTATGACCAGTGGTTGATGCAAAAGCTACTTCAAAAGTATAGTCATCATCATTGTTAAGAACACCTGTTAATTCACCAGTTGCTAGCCCCGATACTAGTGATGATACAGTAAATGTTCCGTTAGCTGGTAACTGAGCTTTTCTATTAAAAGCAAAATCGTTACCTAAGCCATAATTAGAAGTTCTTTGTAATCCTACAGACATATCTAAGGATTGAACAAAGTGGATACCAGACAAAGCCTGACCCCCTACTTCAAGGTTTTGTAATTTTACAGCTGAATCTGCTCCCGTCTCATTAGGCCCTACAACAAGATTGAAACCATTTGGTCTATCTATATTAAACAGAGAAAGACCTACATTATCATTATTACCTCCAGTTAAATTTATAGCTGGAGATTGCATTGATATTCCAGTTAATTTCTCAAAAATAACATTAGAGCATATAAAATTTGTGCTAGCCACTGGCATAGCACCTAAAGAATATGTTAAGCCATAACTAGTAGGGAAACAATTACCAAAAGCTATACAATCAAATCCAGTTAAATTGAAGTCTGTTTCATCAAAAACAATTTTATCTAATGCGTCACCTTGTTGTTCATTACTTATGACAGCATAAAAATTTGTGCTTTTATCTAGAACACCATTAAAAAAATTATGAAATTCTGATGGACTAGTCTCTATGTCAAATGGTATCAGGAATGAATTTTTTTCATTTCTAAAAGCTGGTTCTATCAGATAACTAAATCCTAATTGGACATCAGGTTGCTGAAAGAAATCTCTAGATGCTAAATCTTGGCTTCCTACTTGTTTTAAATCTTGTCTAGGTATTTGAACAGAGTAATTGAAGTCTTGAACCAGATTATAAGGCTCTACAGGCATATTACTTGTTGTAAATGCGCTTTGCTGTGATGCAGAAGGGTGAGTGTTAAGCAGTATAACTGCTGTATTACTTTTTGTTATTGTTTTAGGCATTTTATGTTCCTGTTGGAATTACACCCAGTGGATCTTCCACTAGTTCTACCGTAAGGTTGTTTGAATTAAAAGCCACCCAAGTATGACTCCAAGAAGGAGAATAATACACTTTAGGTCTATTATAGACAGAAGGAATCTGATGTTCGAATCTTCTATAACCACCTTTTCTTTCTAAAAAGTGAATCATAGATTTTAGTTGATGATCACTAATATTAGAAAAGCTATAACTCATATCGAAAGTCGAAATATTAGTATTTGTTTTCAACCTTTGTTTAAAAGAATTATTAAAATTTAATACATCTGCTTTAATACCAACACTATTAGAAGTCCCCACATCAGGCTCAAAGAAAAACTTTTGACTCCAAGCTGATGAAGCACCTGTCGGACTATTAGTCTCACTGGGGTAGTGATCTCCAGAACAATAGAAAAAATTATCTAATTCGTTTTGATTTATGCCAGTATAAATAACATCATACTTTCTATAAAATCTTGATTGACTCCAACCTTCAAATGTTACATTAGCAAAATTTCCTCCTGACCAATTTAATAAAGTAGGCGCGCCGTCAACACTTATAGTAGCTCCGACTTCTAAGTGCTGATTATTAACAAAATTTACAGCGTAATTATTACAAAATCCAGATAGAGTTTTATATGTGCGGGTATCAGGTATGAATTCAAGTTGCTTGTTACCTGATTGGTTTTCAAAAAAGGTTACTAGTTTTCTAGCATTGGTCTCATTAACATCATACCTAACATTAAATTCTGCCGTTAAACTATTTAATGATAGAGGAACTGAATTGAAATAAAAATTATCAGTAACATAAGTATTTGAATCAGCAGAAAAACTAACAGAAGATCCATAAGATGGAGTCAAAGAAAGACCTGCCAACTCACTCGGACTTGTTACACCAGAGATATTTACATCTCTATTATAGAATAAGCTTTCTCCCATTACTGATGTCCTACATAATTTAAGGTTAATCTGATTGATCCATCAGCTGTTGCACTTAATTGTTCTGAAACTAAAACAGCAGACGGTATAGGATAATTTTGTAACGTAGTGCCATTTTTTCCATTTACAGATAAAGAAACAGTATCTTTACCATTTTTACCTGATGTTAAAAAAGTATATCCACTTTGAGGCATAACATCATCAACTTCAAGTTGCACTGTAGCGTTATATGTCGTAGGCCCAATGTATTTTACCTCACTAGGTGTTTCAGATCCTATTGTATAATAAGGTTTATAATTACTCTGTGCGCTATAATCAAAACCCAATACTCTATTGCTAGATACATTATCACAATTTATAGATATTGATCCCTGACTAGGTATATCTATTGCACTAGTTATATTTCCTGATGCATTTGCTCCTGATCTTAACTCATCATAAACAACAATACTGTAGTTTGTTTGAGGTATCGAGCCTACAGCGCAGTTGACACTAGCGCTAGTTACGTAACCGCTTTGGAATCCATACGAAGCTCCTTCATAATTTAAACTGCCACTGATACTTCGGCCATTTACAACTTCTTCTAGTTTGCTTCTAGACATTAGATATCTAGAAACAGAAACAGTTTGTTGGGTCGGGCCACCAACTGTCACAAGACCTTGATGAAAACCAAGAGGATTAGTGACGTTAGCTGAATTGCTGTAACTTATATCTACAGAACTAACTCCAGAAATTTGCTCTCCATCGACAAAAAAGTGGGAGTCGTAGTTGGATTTTGATTCAAACATTTTATTGTCTTCTTAATGAACCGCCTAATCTTTTCTCGTCGCTAATAGTTTGCTTAACAACATCTTTAATTTTCTTAGCTAAGTTCTGCTGATCTTCTTCTGCGTTGCCGCTCTGAGTTTCAGTGCCGTCAGAATTTATAGTTATGTTCACGACTGTTTCTCCTCTGTCGCTAGAAACTGCTATTAGTTGATCTAGTCTGCTTACGACAGCTTGCTTGTCATCGCCTCCAGCTGCGCCAGAGTTAGCAGCAGCTAAGTTACCCCTGCCAATCCTTTGCGTAGCCGCAGCGTTCATTACAAACTCACCACCAGAGAGCATGGCGGGGACGTTATCAATGCCAGCAGATGGTGCAATATAACCTCCAGTTGCCCTTAACGCACCTCTTGGGGGTAATACTCCAGGATCTCCAAATGTATCTGTAAATCCTCCACCTAACATTATAGATGCACTATTATTAGATAATCCAAACTTCGAACTACCAGATAGTGACTTATTTTTTCTGCCAGATATAAAACCAGAAACTTCACTAATAGCAAGCGAAGCAGCTAAACCAACAATAGAACCTAAGAAAGATTTTCTTTCTCTTTCTCTTTGTTCTTTTAATTGAGCTTCAAGCTGTGCCTGTCTAGCGAACAATCCAAAAGCTTCTTGTTTAGATTGCTGTTCTCTTTGGAACATCGGACTGTTACGCCTTCCAAACATTGTAAGTCTGCCACTTTGTGGCTCTAAGGATGCAAAGCCTAATCCTTTACCACCACCTATTCTGTCAAAACCACCACCAGTAAATGATTGTGTAGCGAAAGATAGTAAGTTACTACTGCCCGTTATAGCTCCTTGTCCAAATGATCCTGGGGTAAACATACCACCATTTGCAAACCCTTGAACCCTTCCAGCGTTCAAAGCAGACATGAACTCAGGACCATATCTTTCAACAGCGCTTCTTTTCATGACAAACTCGCCACCAGTAAGAAGAGCTGGAACATCATCCTTGACTCCAGAGCCACCTCTGATCATTCCTCCTGAATTTCTTCCAATCAGAGCACTTAAAAATCCACCACTACCACTTTGATCATTACCTAAAGCGCCACCAATGATTTGATCAATAGAGCTTTTCATCAAAGCTTTAGACATCATATTAAAGAAGTCTGCGGCGGCAGAACGTAAGGCGTTGCCAAGGCTTTCTCCTTTCGCGATAGAATCAACTAGAGCGTCTGACATTGTGCTCTTAAATGATAAAGCTGCATTTTTAATTGTGTCGGCTAAAGTATCGAAGTTTGTGGTCCCTTCAAATTGAGTTTCTTCAGCAAATCTTTGGAATGCTCCTCTCTGCATGTCGCTAAGTAAAATTGCATTTTGTTCCGTTAGGTTTTGATCTAAAGAACCTGCCCTTGCTCGTTGCCTTCTCGCAGCAGCACGAACTCCAACTCCTATTTGTTGTGACTGTCTTAAAGCTTCCGCTCCAGCGTTAACAGATTGAGTAAATGGGTCTAAAGCATTAGCTGCTTGATCGGCTGCATTTCCAGCAGCTGTCATGTCATCTCCTAATTTAATGACACCTGTTTCAAAATCAGTTCTCAGCAACTTAGCTAATTCTGCCTGTGGTGTCGGATCTCCTTTCGCATCTGTTTTAGTAGCTGCGTCTTCTATAAATTTTTGTAATAAATTTATATCATTGGTAAGCTCTATCCCTTTTATGTCTGCTTCACGCGCTCCAGGAACCATCTCACCTGCGAGATTCATACGTGCGCCATCTGGGTTTAGTCTCGCGACATCTAAAGCTCGTTGCTTGAATTGGTTAAGAGTGTTAGCGCCAGCTGTTGATCCTTCTCTTCCAGCCATACCAGATTCAAGGCTCCTAATTTGACTTCTTATCGCAAATGCTCTTTGAGGGCTTGCTCCAGACAATTGATTTCGTAATCGACTAATTTGATCGCTATCAGCCTGATTTGCTCTTACATTTCCTTGAGTGACTTCGAAAGCTTTGAAGCTTGATGCTTTTTTCAATTCGTCAGTAGTAAACTTGATATTATCAGCTATATCTTGAGTAAGATTTTTGCCTTTTAATAATTCAATATTAAAATTGCTTTGGGCTTTTACGCTACCATCTGTAGCTTTTAATATTTCTAAAACTCTTGCAGCTATAGCATCACTATTTATAACTCTTTTCCCATCAAGTGTTATTACTTCTTTTAAAACTGCTAAAATCTCTTCATCATCCATCAACTGCTCTGCTTTGAGTTTATTAAATCTCTCTAGTAAAGCATCTCTCTGTTTCTCCCCGATACTCACACCAGTGACGGCTTTGACCTCTTTTCCTATGGTTTCTAATCTCGCATCAATAAGCTTATTAGCTTCAACTCGCTCTGCTTTTTCTAACTGAAGCGCCCTTAATTGTTTGCCAGTTAAAGTCCCTAAAGCTTGGGCTTTTGCTATTTGTAAATCTAGTTCTTTAGTATTTGATAACTCTATTTTTCGCTTATCTAAAGCTGCTTGTAAAATTGCCTTTTGACTTTCAAGCTCAAGTCTAGCACCTTCATCTTTAATATTTTTTGATTCGCTCTCTAATTTTTTTATAGCTTCTACAATTAATTTTCTTTTTTCTGCTTCTCTTAATGCTACGCCAGCATCGGGTGAAGTAATTACAAAACCTTCTTCTGGTCGTGACCCAGGAAGTGGAGTTGATCTTAAGGTAGCTAATGCCTCTGTAGCTAAATTTCCTCCTTCATCTAAACCTGCTAATAAATCTTGTAACTCTTCAAGACCTTGTAAATCTAATAATTGTTTAAAATCTTTTTCTCCTTTAACGATTTCTTTTTCAGATTCCTTGATTAAATTTATTATTTTAGGAACAACATCATCAAATTCTTTTCGCGTTAAAACGTCTTGCAACCCACCCATCGTTCCACCACCTGCTCCTCTGGCGGCTTGTTTTAGTAAATTTCTGACATCTTGTGGATTCACTCCAGCAAGATTTGTTTGCCTAAATGCGTCTTGCACATTTTTAACAAAGTCTTTATCTTCTTGTCCTAATTTAGTTCGTTCTAAAATGACCCCTTCTTTGATAGATGCAGTCCCACTTTTTTGTTGCACACCACCACCTAAATCAAATCTACTTAAAAGTTTATTAAAATCAGCTTTAGTTTGTAGATCTAGTTGTTGACGCTCTAAATTACCAAGAGACTCTAATCTACGAGTAGCACTATCAGTAGCATCTGCTAATCTAGCCATACTCTTATTATTAATATCATTAATACCTGTTGATTCAGATAAGATTTTATCTAGACCTTTAAAAAGCGATACAGCAGCTACAGCAGAACCAACAAAGACAGTTAATCCTCCTAAAAATCCTCCTAAAGCTGGTTTTGTCTCTGCTATATCGTTTGTAAAACCTTTTATTGCACTTCCAGCAAAAGCTATTGATGTCAAAGACATTGCTGTTTTTGATGCTTCATTACCTATCTTGCCTATTCCCTCTTCAGCGCCTGATGTAGCACCTTGTAGAGCAGCAAATCCTGTAGTAAGAGCAAAGATCGGGCCTAACATATCTCTTTGAGCTTTTGCGACTTCCGCTCCACCTCCACCACCACCAGTAGCTTTAAAGCTCCCTGCCTTTGGGATAGCGGAGAACTGCGCGTTTGGACCCATAAATCTATTAAAATTAGGAACAAACCCTCTAGCAGCGGGTATCGCACCTGTAGGCTCATCTCTGGTGTTAGTCACCGCTAGACCCATTGGGTTTCCAGCGTTCCTTAGAGAAGCGTCTTGATTGATTCTGATTTGATTGATTGGCAAACCAGCAGCTCTTTCTCTAGCAACTGCGTCATCCAAAGGACTCATTGCAAAGTTAGGGATATATCCAGATGCACCTCTAGTTAAAGTCGCTCTAGCTGCTGGCAATCTAGCTTGAATTAATCGACTTACTTGCTCTCTGTCAGCGAAACGAGGTTGTCCTGACTTAGTAAATAAAGATGGGTTTTCTCTGCGAATGTCTTGGGTGGCTAATTTAAGAGCGGCTCCTTTCTTTTCGCTTCTTAAATCCATTTTACCAGCAACTCTTTCTTTTATTACTTTTTTATAAAAACTTTTAATATTACCAGAGCTGGCGCTTACTTTAAAATCTCCAGTTGCATCAGAGGCTTTTAAACCAAACAACTCTCTGATCTTTTCTAAATTGGTCCCCATTCTGACATCGAAGTCCCCTCCTTTTTCTCTAACAGCCGCTTTATAATCAAGAGCTTTAATTATACCGACCTCAAAAGCAGAACCCATCACAGCTTGTAATGCGCCTTTAGCTCCTTTCTCAGTATCAAAACCTTTTCTTATTTCAGCAGAACTTGCAGTCCTACCGAGTGGCTGAAACTTTTGAGTAAACCTAGCGGTATGTCTAAAGATCGAGGCTCGCATTCTTTTAGTGAATTCCTCTTCCTCTTTATCTGTAACAGTTTTGACTTTACCCTTCTTAAAACCATAACCTCTACCTCCTCCAACTTTTACGCCATCAATAGTCTTTTCGCCCAAAGCAAAAGGACCAGCTTTCATTTGAGGAACTAACATGAAAAACGGAGAGGCATCAACCATATCCTTTTTCTTCGCGAAGTTTGGAACAAACCCAGCGGCAGCGTTGATCTTTCTAGCACCAGCAGGAAGCCCCATGCTAGAAACCATATTTTGATTAAATATAGCAGAGCCTCCACTGCCAGCAAAGTTGGGCACCATGAACTCACTTGTGTTAGCTATCATTGTCCCTTTCTGCCCACCACCAAAATTAAAGTTAGGTATAGCTACGGGTTTGGCAGAAGAAGGAGCGCCTCCCACGCCGCGATTAATGTCTGCTTGTTCGGAGCCGTAACCCATTATAGCATTGTAGTTGGGGATAAATCCACCAGCTCCTCTGCCAAAAGCACCTCTACCTCTACCTCTTGTCCCAGCCATAACTCCAGGTGCTACACGCGCCGCTATACCCTGCATTGTTTGCATGACAGCGAGCTGTTCTTTAAGTGCAGTGGTGAAAAATTTAGTCTGTTGTGCTTTCTTTTCTTCAGCGCTTATTTGCGATCTCTCGATTTTTAGTATCGCATCTTGTATTCCTTTATTACTCAAAAGGCTAGAAGCTATTTGCCCCTGAAGAGTGGCTTGTTCTTTAGCTGCTCTATTTAAACCAAAGAAGGTTTTTAAAGATCCAACACCAAACCTAGCAAGATCAATAGTCAGCTTACCTATGATACCAATAAAGATTGCTAATCCAGGTCCAGATAATACGCCACCCACAGCCTTTATAAATCCTTTCGCAAATTGACTACCTATTCCGTCACCATCTAGTATGCCCCTTATGTCTGTCGCTAGATTATTGACAAAATCTAATACACCTTTCAGACTATCAGAGATTCCTATCTTACCAATTTGTTCAGCTAATTGTTGCAAGTTAATAGTAGCTTCATTAATGGCAGCAGATAATGTTTGGTTTAATCCAATGTTACGTTCGTATGCTTCATTAAATGCACCTTGAGCTACAGCTGTAATTTCTATAGCCTTTGATGTTTCAGAGTTGTAATCTTCAAGGATAGCGAGGAAGGGAGCTATCTGGAATTTACCTACTAAGTTTTCAGCAATTGCTAACTTTTGAGCATCAGGTAAACTTTCGATTGTTTTACCTAAATTTTGTATAAGTTGTGTTCCACTTAGAATTTTGCCACTAGTATCCTCAATTTGGACACCTAACTCTTGCATGGTCTTTAGCTTGTCTAAGCTTTGTATCCTAGTAAAAATTGTTTTAAATGAGTTACCGATCACAGCTCCACCTCGCGCTGTTCTTTCCTGCACAGCAGAGATAACTCCCACCAACTCATCTAAGCTAACACCAGCTTGGGTAGCAACTGATCCAGATCGCTTGATACCTTCGATCAAATCTCTCTCTGACACGGCAGCTTTAATTGATGCTGCCGAAAGTTTGTTAAGAACCTCCGCACTAGTGACACCTTCCTTTTTGAAAGAGTTGATAGCAGCCGTTAAACCAGCCACGGCTTCTGAAGCGCCTAGTCCAGATAGCCGCGCTAATATAAGAGAATCATTTAAGCGCTCTGTAACTTGTTCCGCTTTCAAACCCTGCCTACTTAACTCCAAGGCAGCGTTAGCTACTGTATCAAAAGATTGCTCTGTGTTTCTAGCTACTTCAAAGATTGTGTCCTTGAATTTATTCAACTGACCGCTTGTCGCCCCTAAAATTGTATTGATACTTGCGAGCTGCTTCTCAACCTGAATGGTTGTGGTTACAAGGTTCTTAAAACCCTGAGTGACTGCATTAAGAACTCCAACAGATGCGCCGAAAGCTAACACCCTTGCGTTAGCAGCTTCCATAGACTTAGTAAACTGGTCTGCTTTACCAGTAATTCTGCCGAGAGGTTGTGACAAACCCTCGATACTTTTTGCGTTAGTTCCTAAATTTAATTTAAGATTTCTCCCCGCTCTCTTTGCTGCGGCTTGAACGCTAGCTTCTAAACCTGTTACTTCTGCTGGTATTCTTAATGGCATGTCCCTAAACCTTTGTATTATTTACACAAAGATTTACACATCATGCCCAGCTAATCGCATCATTTGTTTCATATCCAGCTTACCACCGTGTTTTTTAGCTTCTTCAGATAACGAAACACCCTCTTGCCCACCTAGATCTTTTATATCATCTTTGGTAGCGCCAAACACCATAGATGCATCAGCGTCTTCTTTTACAATACTTTTCTTGTCTCCACCTCTTTGTGCTTCAGCAAAATTTAATAATTTTACAGGATCTGTTTTATATTCATCAGGTATATCGTCTACATTTTGGAATATGTTATAGAAAACCTTAGAAAAATAAGCCACTCTAAGTTGATACGTAGATAGATATATTGTAGCCTTACCATAAAAACTAGATACATCTTCAAACAAAGAAAGATACATGCCAAAAAACGGCCTTAAAACCGCCTCTTGGATTTTAGAGTCATCTAGCTTTTGACTTATACTACCTTGTAATGAATTAATCCTTAATATTTGCCAAACTTCTAAATTATCAAATTCTTCGTTTGTATAAAAATTTTCAGTTAGATCTCTATCTTTAAATATTAGAAATCTAAGAATTTCATCACCACTCCTTGACATCGCATAATCATCAGCGGTTTTACCTATAATCTCTTGTCTTTTAGATTTAAGATTTTGCAAATCTTTTTCTTTTGACAATATATCCTCTAGCATCGAATCTCTTTGAGAGCGTAGTGGTAAACTTTTTTGTGTAACCTTAAGATTTCCTATCTCAAAATCTAAAGACGATATCTTAGTATCATCTTCAGAGGACCACATACCGTCTTCTTTTACGGCTTTTAATCTATCTTCTTGAGATTCTAAGCCTTTAGATAAAGCTATTGCCTTATACTTTTCATAATACTTATGAAGGTATCTTTGATCTTTTATACTTATGTGTTTTACATAAGCTGGTTTTTCATCTAAGTTTACCTCAGAGTAACCATCGAAAATCTCTCCTATTATAGAGATATATTCTTCTTCTTTCAAAGATCACCTTTTTCTACTCCCTCAATCAGTTTGTTAAACTCTTCGGGGGTAGAGGCTTGATTGAAGAACCAAAAAGCTAAGACAGTAGTTACTTTCTTAACTAAGTTGTTATAAAAATCAGAAGGATCTTCTTCTTTAAGATAATAGCTTTCAATTTTATCCTCGAAAGATTGCCCTTCAAAATAAGGGACTGGATCATCATCTTTCTCAGTCTGAACATAAGTTAACATTAAACTATACCAAAGAAGTAGACGGTTTTGAGCCTTGATGTCGGCAGTATGATCAAATAAAGATTGCATACTAGACTCTGCATCAATTACCGCTTTTTTACTTTCTGCTAATTTTTCTTTTAGTTTTTCAAGCTCTTTTTTCTGCTCGTCAGTTTTTTTGTCAACCAATTCTAAACGTGCGTATTTATTTTGGATTTCGAGTATTTCTTTAAGTAGCTTAGAATAATCTTTAGCATCATCCTCGGTCCAAACTCCTCCAGTATCACTATACTTTTTGTAAAGCATAGCTTTTGTTAGGATACCCTTCTTAACACAACGGCTCATCTCTACAGAATACTCTAATTCAGCTTCCTCTAATTCTCTGCGAGAAGGTCTTTTTATTCTGACCTGAACAGGGACTTTTTCTGTTACAGTCTTTGTAACAGTTGTTTCCTCACCTTTCTTATTCTTTCTTGTGTGAGTCTTTTTGACCTCTTTCTCTTCTTCTAGAGAAAAATTGTATAATTCTTTAAATTCCATAACCTTATTCCTTAGTAAAGATAAAACTTACTGTATAATTATCCACTTCATTATACAAATTTCTAATAGATTCGTTACCTACATCTAAAATTCTTTTCCTAATCCAGTTGACCTTATCAGCCGTAAAATGGTCAGAGGCATTTATAACTGGATGATGCTCTGATGGAATGTTATCGTATAGCTTTGAGAAATGAAAATCATGATCCATTTTCATGTCCTCTAACATCTTTAACATAGTTTTAAATAGTGTTGATATCTCCTTTTCAGACTGCCTATGTAAATTTTTTTTAGCGTCCATGCCTTAATCCTATCTTATTATATAAATTAAAGTGTAAAAATCAATATGGCGGGATTTTTATCACAGAACCAAATAAACAAAATAAATAGTTTAACCGATAAGCTACATGATACTTTTGCGAGAACTATCACTGTTTATAAGAATGCCAAGCAAACACTCATAGCATCCAATGATAATTGGAATGCCTTGTATAATAGGACAAATACGGGATCTACTTCTTCTGTAGAATACACCATAAGTTCTGAAACTTTTGAGGCTAGAATATATTATGATAATATGGATACTTCTTATCTTACAGATGATGGACCTGGAGAGCAAGCTGGCACACAAAATAAGGTAGTAGTCGCTGATGGGGTCGTTCGCATTGTTGTAAACGAAGATGGATATAATTATATAAATGAAGCTCGCAGGGTAGAATTCGACGGTTCAAAATTTATTATTGAAAGCGATGGACAGCCAAGAGGCTTGACATCTAATAGGTATTATACCTTTGTTCTAAGCCCAGTTGATTCTTAAAGGTATGCTTGATCGAGATGTAAAAAACGCTTTATCACGGCAAGTTCCTAATCTCGCTAAAAACAAAATACGCGGAGAAATTCGTAAAAAGTTTTTAGAGATAAAAAATCAAATGATTTCTGAGTTTATATCTAACCCCATAACTCAAGAAATAATGACTGGACCTACAGGGCCAAATATTAGTGGCACTTTGAATGGTGTTAGCAATCTTTTTGCATTTATTGGATTTGATAGAGGGGCACAACCCATCATGCCAATACTAGAACTTTTAGAAAAAACAGAATTAATTTATAAAAAAAACCTGTCTAAACCCAAAATAGGAGTAGAGTTTGAAGTCACAATGCCTACAAAAGAACAAATTTTTGCAATTACACCTTTACCTTATGAAACAGGTAGAAGTTGGGCTGAAGGCATAGAGAGAGGATTATCTGGTCTTGGTCATCTAATTAGGAAAAACGCAGGTAGGTCAGGCTCTGCTATACAAACCCGTGTAAAAGTAAGAAAGGGTAAATTCCAAAATGTGCCTTACATTTCTGCTCTTTTAAATAAATACGCTAAAAAATTTAAAGATCTAAAATGAAAGAACAGTTCCAGCATAAAATAACAAACTCCTTCATGTTATGGTTTGATAACTTCCTATTAACAAAAGGTGAAGCTTTCAGTAATAAAACAGGCACTCTTTTTAATTATACAGACAATAGGCTTGATTCCAGATTTGTTCCTTATGGAAGTTCTTACAAACAATGGGTAACAGATTCTTCTGTGACTGGAGCGACAATACCTTCAGGCGTTTTTATTAATGGTAGTTTTTCTGGCCGCAATGATGGCGTTGTTTTAGATTTTGATAATGGTCGAGCCTTGATATCTGGTGACGTTACTACATCAACTGTAACTGGTGAATTCGCGGTTAAAGACTTTAATGTTTACTTAACTAATGATACAGAAGATGACATAATCATAGAAAACAAATATATGGTTAACTCTAGGATACCTTCTGGGCCAGAGACAAACATAACTCCATATGATGATGTAGTCCCAGCTATATTTATATCGACAGTAAGAGGAGAGAACAATCCTTATGCTTTCGGGGGCCTAGAAAACAGTAAGATAAATGTAAATGCTGTAGTTCTCGCAGAGGACACCTATCAACTCGATGGCGTATTGTCAGTGTTCATGGATTCTAGAGACGAATGCTTCAATCCGATACCCATGAAAGAATATCCAGTAACAGAACTTGGAGACTTAAAAGATAACACTTATTCGTATACAGGAACAGAAGCTGAATTTGATGGGAACTTTAAATTTTACATTGATAATGTAACAACATCCAAACTCACAGATAGAAATAGGAATGCTTTAGCAAATGAATTATACGTTGGATTTATAGATTTTGACGTAAATATCGCTAGATATAGGTTCACGTAATTTTTCATATTTTATTAATAAAACTGTAAACTATGAAAAGAATCTTTTATAACAGTGAGAAATAGAGTAATTTACCAATCAGAGGCGCTATTTGTTAACCAAAACGCAGGAATACGTAGTGGATACAATCAGCTAGAGCGTGTTCAAAGCGCTAATTATAGTTTTTCAATTAACCGCCAAGACATCAATCAGTATGGTCAACTTGGCAAACTGGACAGTATTCAAT